GGTTTTATGGACGAAAATCTACCAGCTATTGCTATAGATTATTTAATGAATCATCAAGACTTTCCAGCAGATGAAAATTATAATCCAAAACAAGATCCACAACTTAGACCATATGAAGATTATTATGATTTATTTATGTTTAGTAAAAGTGCAGCTGAGTCTACAGCTATTATAGATAAAATTACAAAACAAGCTGAACATAATTATGCTAGTCCTTGGTATCATTTAGGTAGAATTACTGGAGCTTTCTTAGATCCTTCAACAGCTTTGTTATTTACTAAAGCTGGTCAAAGTGCAAAAATATTTGGTACTGCATTTACAGCAGAAGAAATAGCTAAACAACAATTACAACCTACAAGACCAGATTCATACGTGCCATTTGTTGCAGCAGGTGGTTATGGTTTACCATTTATATTAAATAAAATGGCTAAAGGATCTGTACCTGCAAATGTACAACAAAATGTAATTAATGCAGATAAAAGTTTAAATGTACCACCTAAACAAATTACACAACAAATATATGAAGATGGTAAATTTATAGATCCTAATAAAAGACCATCTGTTAATTCACTAGGAGCTGCTGCTAATGAAACATCAAGCTCTATAAAACTTACACCTAAAGAAGAATTTGTAGGTGAAAGATTTATTAAAAGTAATCTTGGTAAGTTTGGAGAAGATGGTCCTTGGACAAATGTATTTAGATTAACTAAAGCTAATTCTAAAACTGCAAGAACTATGATTGCAGATATATTAGATACACCACTTCTTAAATTAAAAAATACAAAAGAATATGGTTTTCAATCTACTAATGCATCTATTGAAACACAACTACGTATGAGAGAAGTAGGTAATATAGAAGCTATGAAAGGTATTAAAGAACAATACCAGCTTTATGTAAATAGAGTACAAGGTAAAACTTTAAAAACAGAACTCGGTATCAACTTACATAATTTAAGTGGAGAGTTTATGAGTCTTGCTGAGTTTTCTAGAGAAGTAACTAAAACAAGATTAATGAAGATGCAGCATGATGTACCAGAAGTAGCAGCAGCTGCAAGAATATCTGATGAAAAAGTTTACAAACCTATTGGTAAAGAAATGCAAGAACTTGGTATTAGAAGATTACCTATAGAAAGAGAATTAAATTTTTGGAAAGGTACATTAGATGTTATGATTAAGAAAGGTGAAAAAACTAAATCATTTAAATCTAAAGTAGATGGTAGTACATCATCATACTCTATAACTGAAATTAGAAATAAAATTGCTAAATTAGAAGATAGATTAAAATATTCTAATAAATTAGTAGAAGACTATATTAATATTATTTATAACAAAACAAATATAGATAAAAATAAAGGTTTATTTAAAAATATTATAAGAGAAGATTTACAAAAACAAGGTAAATACATTAATGAAAAAAAATTAAATACTCTTGTAGATGATCTTGCATCTCATTTTCCATTCGTTAGATTTGAGAAAACTAAATATACAGATAATATAGATGATTTATTATATGAAAGATATGCATTTAATAGACCTAGATATGCTAGAGCTACAAGATCTAGAGAATTAAATCTTTTACCAGAAACACAAATTAAATTATTAGATAATGATTTTATTGTTGGAGATATATTTTCTCTAATGAAAACATATTACAGACAAGTTACTCCAGATATATTATTTACTAAAAAATATGGTGATCCTAATGCTCTTGGTTATAAATATATAGATGAAGCTGAGTCTATGACTTTTCCTGGATTATATCAAATAGCACAAGAATATAATGTAAAAGCATTCAAAGCATCTGGTAAACAACAAAAAGCTAAAATTATAGCTGAAAGAAATAAAGTATTAGAAGACATGGAAGCAGCTGTAGAGCTTGTTAGAGGAACTTATGGTTTACCAGCAGATCCTCACCATTGGACTTCTAGAGGTATGAGAGCAATGAAACATTATAATGCTCTTACTATGCTTACAGGATTCTTTGCAGCAACAGCAGACGTTGCAAGAATTACTATGACATCTGGTATTCAAAGAGGATTTAAAACTCAATTTGAAATGTGGGCAGATATGTTAGGTAATAAACAATTAGGTATACTTAAATCTGGTAAAAAAGAAGCACAATCTTTTGCTGAAGCTGTAGATATGATTACAGGTCAAAGAGCTATGTTATTTTCTGACATAGGAGATATGTTTGGTATGACTTCTAAGATTGAAGGTATGATGGGTAAAGCAGCAAACTTTAACTTTATGTATGTTAACTTAATGTCTAGATGGACTGAGTTTATGAAAAGTGCTGCATCTGTAACTATAGGTTCTAGAATATTAGAAGACTCTGTAAAATGGGGTAAAGGTACATTATCAGATAAAAATAAAACTAAACTAGCATCATCTGGTATTGATGAACAGATGGCTAAAAAAATAGCTAGAGAGTTTGAATTACATGGAACTAAATTAGAATATAATTTTATGGCTAATAGTGCTGAGTGGACTGATGATGCAGCCAAACAAGCATTTGGTGCAGCACTTAATAAAGATATAAATATAACAATCGTAACTCCAGGTAAAGGAGATACTCCATTATTTATGAACTATGAACTTGCAAGTACAATAGTACAATTCAAAAAATTTGCTATGGCTGCAACACAACGTATGTTGTTAAGAGGTATGCAGGAACGAGATATGGATTTTTTATTTGGATCTATATTACTAATGGGTACAGGTATGTTAGTAGATGCTGTTTATACAGAATTAAGATTTGGTAAAGATTATTCTAAAAAATCATTAACTGAAAAACTATTAGCTGCTTTTGATAGATCTGGACTTGGTGGTATTTATGTAGATGTAAATAGATCTATAGAAGCATTAACAGATAATAGAATTGGTCTTAGACCATTATTAGGAGAAGGTAAACCATATGGATCTTCTATGAAATCTAAAGTAGGTTTACTTGGTCCATCAGCATCACAAATATATAACATATTTGATATTATGTATGATGTAGGTGGTAACAAATATAATCATTATACAGCACGTAATGTGCGTAGATTAATTCCATTTCAGAACGTATGGTATCTGGATTGGTTGTTTGACGACATAGAAAAAGGACTTCGATAATGGCAATTACAATTTCTGATACAGAACCACGTATACAATATACATAATATCAA